CCCGCAGAAATTGAAATAACAGGTATTAGCGACATGTATCTATGTTGTGATGCAGAATGTGCTAAATCATGTTTATATGATAATTTGGGCGAGCAGTCAATAGAATATTAATTGAAAACTTATAAAACAAGTTAAAGAAAATAAAGGAGTATATAATGTTAGGAACACACAAAACAACAACAACAAGAACAAGCAACGGAGTATTAATCGTTACGTATCAGAATACAGCAGTTGTAGAAGTGCATAACAATCAATATGTAATATTAAATAATGATGGTTGGTATACACCTACAACAAAACGCAGAATGAATCAAGCAAGCGAGCAATACAGATTAAATTTCCATGTGTATCAGAAGAATGGCGAGTGGTATGTTAAGACACCAACGCAGACCGCAGAGTATACAAACGGAATAATAATCAATTTAAAAAATGGTACGACTTCAGCGGGAGTTAATCAATAGCACACTAGCCCACACAAAAACCCGCTAACAAGAAAGCCCCGCAATAATTGGCGGGGCTTCTCTTTTTTCGTAAATGTTCATAAAAATCAGTAAATATTATAATAATTTATGGAATTTTCAACCTAATCGGCAAGGGTATGGGGACAATGCATGGGGGGGTACGTTGCATAAAAAACACTCACACACATTCTAATACTATTTTTCAAAGTTTACTATTTTTTTCTACTATATACTATTTGTTTATAGTTCCTTTGGTGAGATTTTGGATAGAGACCATCTATTCCCCTACACAGAAGTGCAGGAGGATAGTCTCATTGTTCAAGTTCCTTCGGAGCCGACTTACTTGATAGGACAATCGTTTCTGTTACTGGCTCAATTGTCTTCGACTTGCCTTTGGCTATGTAACTCATTCCCCTTCTAGTAGCCAATTTGTAGTTACTGTATCCTAGAAGTGTTTAACCAACCAATACAGCATAGTAATGTTAAAAAAAATAAATTAGTAATGCAATAAATATTTATTGAATGTATATTATTTTATGGAAATCAAAACTATAAAAAGCATAGAACACAGATTATATGATGATTATAATGAGTTTAAAGCTTTTGAGGGTGATTTACCAGTAAGACAGGATTGGCGCAAGGCCAATGTCAATGATTGGACATATACAGATGACAAGCATATTGTTCAAATCTTAAAAGTTTTTTACATAACTAACCCATCTAATGATAAAAAAAAGAAATGTGTACGTACAGTGTGCGGAAGTTTTGTTTGTAATCAGAAAAATCGCAAAATGTTAGGCGAAAATGGTGTTGCGCAAAACATTTACACGTTTTCTGGTAGTTATGACACGATAAAAGAAGTTCGTTCTAAGAAAACTTCGTCTAAAAAGCTGTTATTTGCAAAATATGTGGCTTCTGGCATGCAAATGGAAGATGCTTATAAGATTGTGTATCCAAATGCAAACAAAGAGCGATATATTCGTAATGCGGCTAACAAATTATTACAACAAAAAAAGGTAATGGAAATGGTAAAAGAAGAAATTGCACTAATTTTAAAAGAAGAAGGTGTAACTCCTGAGTATATTATTCAAAAATACAAAGATATTGCTGATATTTCAGAAAGAGACCAAGATAGGCTTAGAAGTCTAGATGCTTTAGCTAAAATGTCAGGATTATTTGAAACAGAAAAGAAAAAAGAAGAATTAACTGTATGGGCTGGATTTACACCTGAACAACTGGAGGCTGTTAAAAATGGGCAAACAAAGTTACTTGCACATAAAGAAAAAGAGTGATATAAAAGCTCAAGATGATTTGTGTAAAGTATGCGAATCAAATCTGTATCATGATGAAAATGTAAGCAAAAGAATAGGAGTCATTGAAAAAAATGGCGATATTGACTCATGGAAATGCCCTCACTGCAAATCAGAGTTTGATTTAGATGATAATATTTTGTATATTTATGGAAGCGAAACAGAAGGCGGAAATGCTTAAAAAAGGTTGAATCATGGATAAAATGTACAAAAATGTTCCAGTTCGGGATGCAAGAGATAGAAATAATCTTAATTTTAAAAAAGGTGGTAAAACACCAGTTTGGCAAAGAAGCGAAGGCAAAGACCCAGAAGGTGGTTTAAATAAAAAAGGTGTAGCATCTTATAGAGCAGCTAATCCTGGTAGCAAACTACAAACAGCTGTAACTACTAAACCTTCAAAATTAAAAAAAGGTAGTAAAGATGCTAAAAGACGTAAATCATTTTGCTCTAGAATGAAAGGTATGAAAAAGAAACTTACAAGTGCAAAAACAGCTAATGACCCTAATAGTAGAATAAATAAAGCATTACGTAAATGGAATTGTTAATATGATAGATAAAAAAATATCAATAGGTTCACTTATAACAATAGCAACTATTATTGTTAGTGCTGGTATTGCATATGGTGTAAGTTCAAATAAAATTGAAAATGTAGAAGAAAAAACTCAAAACAATGTAAAAAGTATAAATAAAAATACTGAAGATATTACAAATTTAAAAATTGGTGTAGCTAAAATAGAAACTCAATTAGATAATAGATTTGATAGATTGGAAGAAATACTTATGGATTTAGAGTAATGAAAGCAAAAGGGATAGATTTATCTGGTTTAACTAAAAACCAAAAAAATGCGATGAAACGTCATTCTGTTCATCATACTGGCAATCATTTAAAAGCTATGGTAAATGCAATGAAAAAGGGTGCAACATTTAAACAGTCACATAAAAAAGCTATGAAAGACGTTGGTAAATGATAACCATAAATAATATAATTTTGAATACAGTAGCTAAAAAATTAATAGAAAAATTCAAATTAGACAAAATTAAAGATTATGTGTTTGATGATAATGAATTAGATAAACAAATGAAAGATGTTAAAGCTAGGCTTGAGTCTTTAGAAAAAATGGCTCATCCACCTAAAGATTTTAAATGTAACTATGATAAGGAAAAATAATGCCAAGATTTGGAAGTAGGTCAAGAAAAAACCTTGCAACATGTCATGAAGACTTGCAAGACTTATTTAATGAAGTAATCAAACATGTTGATTGCAGTGTAATAGAAGGACATAGAAGTGGTGAAAGACAAAATAAATTATTTGAAGATGGTAAAACAAAACTTAAATTCCCCTATGGTCGTCATAATGCTAATCCAAGTAGGGCTGTTGACGTGGTGCCTTATCCTATTGACTGGGATGATAGAGAGCGGTTTCATTTATTCGCTGGTTTTGTGCTTGGCATTGCTCAGTCTATGGAAATAAATATTCGTTGGGGCGGTGATTGGAATAAAAACTTTGAAGTAGATGATAATAATTTTGATGACTTTCCTCATTTTGAACTTATGAAAGATTTTTAATATAATGACATCTACTGAACAATTAAAAAATATTGCATCATATGTTATTGACGAAGATAAAATAGATAATATTGAAAAATTAGCAAAAGATGTTGAAAAATTTTTTTTAAAAGACTTCTCTACAAGATTTCCTGATGTAAAACTAACAGATACAGATAAAGATGCTTTAACACATTTTTATGGACAAACATTGTCACAGCAGCAAGAAGGAACATTTCCTACAATACTTGCAGGATTATTTAATGAACTTAGAGGCGCACGAAGAGGTTATACAGCAAAAAGTATTATGGCTGACTTAATAAACAATATGAGTGCTGTATTACCAGACTTTGGAGAACAACAACAAGAAAAATATGGTAATGTTCTTTCTAACTTAATTCAAAATCCAGATGCTAAAGTTTCAAATGAGTTATTGCAAGAAATTGTAGATTATGGTTTAGATTACACAGTTGACCCTCCTGCAAAACAAACGTACGATAATTAATGGCAAATTTAAATCTTAATGGTAATGTAAGTAAGAATGAAGAAACACTTCACTTAGCTTACAATGATTTAATTACATTTGGTAAATTATTTAGTCCTCAAGATTTTTTAGCATCAGCAACACCACATTTTCATAATCAGGTAGGTGAATTATTTTTAAATTCAAATAAACAGCAATTAGCTTTAGTATTACCTCGTGACCATGCTAAATCTACTTTAGCAGCTGCTGCTGTAATGCATAAATTTTTATTTGCATCAAAAGATGAGCCACAGTTTATAGCTTGGGTTGGTGAAGCACAAGACCAAGCCATAGATAATATATCATGGATTCAAAATCATATATACAGCAACCCAGCTATACATTATTATTTTGGCGACCTTGAAGGTGATAAATGGACCAAAACAGAATTTACATTAAAAAATGGTTGTAGAATGATTGGTAAAGGTGCTTCACAAAGATTACGTGGTAAAAAACAAAATTCAACAAGATATACTGGAATTATACTTGATGACTTTGAATCAGAGCTAAATACTAAAACACCAGATTCAAGAAGACAAATTAAAGAATGGGTTACTGCTGCAGTATATCCAGCTATTGATTTTGATAAAAAAGGTTTTTTGTGGTGTAATGGAACTATCGTACATTATGATAGTTTTTTAAATGGTCTTGTAACAAAACATCAAGAATGTTTAAAAACAGGTGAAGAATTTGCCTGGGAAGTATTTACAAGAAGAGCAATAGAAGATGGGCAACCAATATGGCCTAGTCGTTGGCCAATAAAAAAATTAGAAGAACGTAAACAATTTTACATTGATTCTGGTACTCCTGCTAAATTTTATCAAGAGTATATGAATCAAGCTAAATCACCAGAAGACCAAGTATTTAGTGAAGAGGATATTAATAATGCGCAATATAAAGGTTTTGCTAGATTTGACCAAGAATATGATTCATGGTATATTAAGCTTGACGATGGTAGGAAAGAGTATATCAATATTTATATCGGTGTTGACCCTGCTTCTACAGTTGGCAGTAGGAATGACTATAGTGTTATTATGGTTATCGGTGTTACCGATACTTATGATTATTATGTTATTGAATACTGGAGACAAAGAGTTTTACCAATGGAGTGTGCCGACAAGATTTTTGAAATTACAAAACAGTATAGTCCAATCAGAAGAATCAACATCGAAACAATCGCATACCAAGAAATGTTAAGAGACTATGTTATGAAACGAAGCAAATCGGAAGGTTTGTTTCTACCTGGCATAGAAAAAGGAATTAAAAACTATAACCAAAAAAAGAAGGATAGGTTATTTGAAGGCTTGCAACCAATGTTCAAAGCAGGTGCTGTTCATATTAAAAAAGAAATGCATGAATTTATTGGAGAGTTGTTAGATTTTCCAAAAGGTAGTCATGATGATACAATTGATGCATTTTGGCTTGCAACACAATATGCAAAAGGACAGCCAAAACGTACGAAAAAAAGAAAAAATAAACGAGGTGTATGGGCAAAGCCCAAAAAAGCATATAATTGGTTGACAGGAGCAAGAAAATAAACTTATATTATAGACTATGATAAAAGAAGATTTAAGAGTAACAGAAATAAGAGAATTGTTTGATAGATGGCGAGATGCTAGAAAAGATTGGGATGTTGCCGCTAGAGAAGATATTGATTTTTATTTAGGCAATCATTTTAATGCATCAGAACTAGAAGAGCTAGAATCAAGAAATCAATCTTCTATGCCTATGGATAGATTGTATGCTGCTATTGAACAATTTAAAGCAATTGTTACATCTAAAAAACCTAAATTTAGTGCTATTGGTAGAGAAGACTCTGATAATAAATTAGCTAATGTATGGAAAACAATATTAGAATATACATGGGATAAGTCTGATGGTGATGAGGTATTTAAACAAGTTGTTCATGATTATGCTACTACAGGTTTAGGTTATTTTTATGCATACTTAGATAGAGATGCAGATTTTGGTCGTGGCGAAGTTAAGTTTACATATGTTGACCCATTCAGAGTTTATGTTGACCCAAATTCAAGACATAAATATTTTGATGATGCAGCTGGTATTATTGTTTCTACTATATTAACTAAACAACAGTTAATTGATTTATACCCACAGTTAAGTCAGCCTGTAGAAGAAGGTTCTAATAAATTATTAATTGATGAAATTGAATTATTTAACACAGAGGAGGATTATCCTGATGCGACTAATAAAACTACTATGCAAAGTTTTACACCAGATAATACAAAAGATAAAGACTATAATATCGATAAGTATAGATTACTTGAACATTATAAGAAAGTAAGAGTTCCATATTATAGAGTTTTAGATGGAAGAACTGGTGATGAAAGAATTATGACTCAAGAGCAGTTTCTTGCAATGGCGGAAGATAAAGATTTTACTGCGGCTATAGAAAACAAAAGTATTGATTTTGTAGAAGTAACACAGCCAAGAGTTAAATTAACATGTACAGTTGGGCAAATTGTATTATATGAAATGGTATGTGATACAGATAAATATCCAATTGTTCCTGTTCCAAACATTTGGACTAATACACCATATCCTATGAGTGATGTTAGAAAAAATAAAGCATTCCAAAGATTTTTAAATAAAACTATATCTCTTATTACTTCACATGCACAAGCTTCAGCTGGACTAAAATTATTAGTTCCTCAAGGAAGTGTTCATGATATTGAAGAATTAGAAAGAGATTGGGCAAATCCAAATGCTACAATAGAATATGACCCATCATTTGGAGAGCCACATTTCCCATCACCTCAACCATTATCTGGTAGTATTTTATCATTACCAAAAATGATTGAAGGTTATATTGATTTAAATATAGGTATATTTGAAATGATGCAAGGTAATACTGATGCAGCACCTCGTACTTATTCAGCTACTATGATGATGGAAAATGTTGGTCAAAGACGTTCACAATCTAAATTAAGAGATATAGAAGGGTCTATGAAAAGATTAGGTCAAGTTATATATAATATGGCTAGACAACATTACAGATTTAAAAAGACATTTAGAATTGTGCAAGCTAATAATGATATTAATGAATTTACAGTAAATTCTAGATTGTATGATGATAAAACACAAGAATTAACAAAAATTGAAAACGATATAACTGTTGGACAATTTGATATTCGTATTTTAGGAGGGTCTACACTACCATCTAATAAATATGGAGAGTTCCAACTTTATATGGAAGCATACCAAGCTGGTCTTATAGATAGAACTGAAGCTCTTAAAAAGACAGAAATATTTGACAAACAAGGAGTATTGCAAAGAACAAATGAAATTAGTAAATTATCTAATATGTTACAGCAAGCTCAACAACAAATTAAAAAGCTTGGTGGAGACTTACAAACTGCAGAAAGAGAAGCAGTTTCATCTCGTAAGAGAACAGAAGTCGAAAAATTTAAAAGTCAACTTGCAGAGCAGAAATACGAGAGCAAAGCACAAACAAAGTTGGCTACAAGTCGGTTACAAGATGCAGTTAAACTTGAATCTGAGAGATTACAACAAGATGTTGATAGTTAAACTCAACTAAAATTCAAGAGATTGCAGGAAGGATACAACTAATGGATAACGCATATGAAGAAGGACATCATGAAGGTGAAACCTCTGAAAATGTAGGGCAAGACGAAAATGTCGAAACGCAAGAGAGTTCTGAAAACTGGGAAGAACAAGCAAAGTATTTTCAAAGTGAAAAGGACAAACTCGCAGCGGAAAACTCTAAACTAAAGCAATATGAAAAAATTGGTCATTTATTGGAATCTCGACCTGATATTACTAATGCTGTTGCCAGCATGGTACAAGGCGGAGGTCAACCACAAGCACCTGAAAGAGTTGTTTTAGAAAAAGATGAATTTGACCCATGGGAAGCCTATAATGACCCACAGTCTAAATCGTACAAGTTCAGACAGCAAGAACTACAAGACAGTATTGATGGAGCTGTTAATCAACAAATGCAAGGTTTACAAAAAAGCCAAGGTGAAATGCAATTAAAGACCGAACTACAACAAAGAGGCTTAAGCCCACAAGAAGTAGACTCTTTTATGAATTTTGCGGCACAAAACCCTGCTGAATATGGTGTTGATGGCGCTATTAAAATGTGGAGAGCAATTGCTAATTCTGAAGCTAGTCAAGAAACAATGAATAACTCACTTGATGAAGTTCGTCAAACACAAGGAACACCTGCACAAGGAGGTGTATTACAAGGGCAAGCCCCTCAAACTCCTAAAAATGACGATGAAGAAATGTGGGATAGAGTTTTAAATGCTAGCAGTCGTGCGAATGTATTGTAAATAATATTAAAATGGTAAAGGAGAAAAAATGCCAACGTTTAATCAAGGGCAAGTAAATTTTGGGACTCCTGGAGGCAATACTACAGATAGTGCTAGTTTAAGTACTAGAAGACTGTATGATTTTAGCGATAGAATCGCAGATTTGGCACCAGACGAGTCACCATTTTTTGTATACTTGTCAAAAGTAGGAAAAGTACCTACAACTGATTCACAGTTTAGGTTTTTAGAAGATAGAACAAAAGTTCACATGACAGACCGCAGCTTTTT